TAAAGGAAAGTTTGTACCACACAAAGGTGCAAGTTTAATGGCAAACTTTGCAATACAAAAGGTACATAAAAAATAATGGCTACAACATATTTAGATTTAACTAACGAAGTTCTTCGAGAACTAAATGAACTCCCACTAACTAATGTAAACTTTGCAAATGCTGTAGGTTTTCAAAAGTTTGTAAAGGATGCAATTAATAAATCTATATTTGATATAGCAAATCAAGAACCACAATTACCTTTTTTTAGTGCTGGTGTAAGTGGAAGTACAGACCCTTTTTATGGTAATACAACAGTAGCAACTGTAGCAGGACAAAGATTTTATACTTTAAAAGATGGTAGTTCTAGTATAACTACAGACTTTGCTTCTATAGATTGGGATGACTTTTATATAACAACAATAAATGTAAGTGGTGAGTCTAGCCCTTATGTTTCTAAAGGATTAAAATTTTTAACACTAGCTGATTGGAGAAGATATTACAGAGATAGTGAAAACTCAGATGATGCTAATTCAAAATATGGTGAACCTGTATATGTAATTAAATCTCCTGATAGTAGAAAGTTTGGATTAAGTCCTATACCAGACAAAGTTTACAATGTACACTTTTATGCATTTACAAAGCCTACAGCTTTAGATGCTCATGGAGATACAATGGCATTACCAGACCAATACAGTAATGTTGTAACTGCAAGGACTAGATATTATGTATGGCAGTTTAAAGAAAGTCCACAACAAGCAGCTTTTGCACTAGATGATTATAAGAAAGGAATGAAATATATGAAATCAAATCTTATGAATCCTACACCTAAATACATGACAGATGATAGGACATACTTTTAATGGCACTAAGTCAACCTTATACAGTTGCAGTAAATGGAGGTTTAGTAGAATCATCTAATGTAATTGATTTACTTAAAACTCCCGGAGTTGCAAAAGACTTAAGAAACTTTGAGGTTTCTACAGAAGGTGGCTATAGAAGAATTAATGGGTATCAAAAGTTTGGTACTACAAATGCTACACAACCTACAGGTGGTGCAACAAATATCCTAGGTATATTTCCTTATGCAGATGGTGTAATAGCTACTGCAGGTACAGGAATATTTTTTACTAATGATGGAATTACTTGGTTAAATATAAGTAGAAGTTCTGTATCAGGTAGTGGTGATAACTATTCAACCTTTACAGGTAGAAGTACACTAGCAAGAACTTCACAAGGTCAATGTCAGTTTACATTATTTGATGGAGCTACATTTGATTATGGTCAAGTTATTATAGCTGATGGTGTTAATGAGCCTTACATATTTAGAATGGAAGGTACAGGAGTATTAACATCTAGAACATTCTTTGCAGAAGAAATAACTGTAACAGGAACAAAGGGTGTTAAATATGTTACAACTCACGATAAACATTTAATAGCTGCAGGAGTTGAAGATAATTTAAACACTATATTTTTTAGTGCTACATTAGACCCTACAAGCTTTAGTGGTACTGGTTCAGGTTCTATAGTAGTAGAAGACCAAATAGAAGGAATCAGAGGATTCCGTAATGAGTTATTTATATTTTGTACAAACAGTATATTTAAATTAATAAATATAAATGATTCAAGTAATATAGCCATAGTACCTGTTACAAAGAATGTTGGTTGTTTAAGTGGCTATAGTATTCAAGAGATTGGTGGTGACTTAATATTTTTAGCACCAGATGGATTAAGAACAGTTGCCGGTACTGCAAGAATCGGAGATGTCGAGTTAGGTACAGTTAGTAAAGCTATACAACCTTTAGTAACAAACTTAGCAGAAAACATAAATTCATTTGTAATAGATAGTGTTGTATTACGAGAAAAATCACAATACAGATTATTTTATACAAATACAAGTTTAGAACAAACACAACAAAAAGGAATTATAGGAACATTAAGACCAGATGGGTTTCAATGGTCAGAAACAAGAAGTTTAGAAGTTACTGCTATAGGGTCAGGATTTGATAATAATAATATAGAACAATATTATCATGGAGATACAAATGGTTTTGTTTATCAACATGATACAGGAAATAGTTTTGATGGCAGTAATATATTAGCTAGATTTGAAACACCTAACTATGATTATGGTGATTTAGGAACATTAAAAACTTTACATTATATTAGAGTTTCAGCAAGTTCCGAAGGTATAACAGAACCAGATATTCAAGTTAGATTTGATTATGGTAATACAAATGTACCACAACCAACAAATTTATTTGATTTAGGAGTTATTAATCCACCTTCAAAGTTTGGAGATGCATTATTTAATACAAATGTATTCGGTGGTGGAGATAATCCTTTAATAAGAGTTCCATTACAAGGAAGTGGAACAAGTAACAATTTTACAATTATAAGTGATGACACAAAACCACCATATACTATAAATGGTTTTTATGTGGATTACATACCTTCAGGTAGGAGATAAAATATGGCTTTAACAAAAGTTACAGCATCTTTAGTAAATTTAGATGGTGGCGTAGTAATTAATGAAAGTTCGGCAGATGCTGATTTCAGAGTTGAATCAAATGACAATGCTAATGCATTATTTGTTGATGGTGGAAATAATGTTGTTGGTATAGGAACAAATACACCTGCTATTGCTTCAGGAAATGCAGGACTTGTTATTCATTCAACAACAGGAGGTACTGGAAGTACAGGTGCTAGTAGACTAAGATTTACAAACACTACAACTGGTCAAGCTTCTACAGATGGTTTTGAATTTTCATTAGATGGAAATACAAATAATTTTTATATAGAAAATAGAGAAAGTACCGGTAATACTATATTTTATCATGGCTCAGAAAAAATGCGTATTGATGCTTCAGGAGATGTGGGAATCGGCACAAGTAGCCCTAATATTTCTTCATCAGCATTAGCTTTAACTCTTGCTAGTTCTACAGAACCTTGTCTTGAATTACAAGGAACTCGTAGTTCAGAAGGTAATACAGGAATGATTCGTTTTTATAACTCATCTGACCAAATTGGTGTTATTCAAATGAGAAGAATGGATGCAAATAATACTGGCGATATGTCTTTCTATACTTCAAATGCAGGAAGTTTAACAGAAAAAGTAAGAATAGCAGCTTCAGGAAATGTTGGAATTCAAACAACCGATGCAGGTAATGCAAAGCTAGTTATTAATGGTGCTATCGGTTCAGGTGCTGATACTGCTTGTATTGATTTTGATGGTTATGGTACTTATAGTGAAGGTTCTTCACAATCAATTAACTTTAGAATGGGTAGAACTGGACAAGCTACTGACCAAGCTGCACAAATAAGAAGTATTTTTCAAGGTGGTGGTGCTACTGCAGGTCAAACAAGTGTTGGGTTTGAATTTCGTTGTATTTCAAATGATACTGTAGATACAACTGTTCGATTTTCTGGTACTGGTCAAAGAATACAATTTAATACTGATGAAATACCACAATCAGGTAACCCTATAACAAACCAAGCTATTGTAATAGGTGAATCAAGTTCTGGTGCTATAACACAAGGTTTAACAAATGCCACAGTTTTACAAAATAGAAGTGGTGAATTATATGCTATTGATTCTTCACATAACAATACACAAATTACACCACATAACTGGGGTTTAATATCTTCTGGACCAAGTGAAGAATTAGCTTGGACATATTATTCACAAAGACCAAATCCAAGTAACAGCGAACAAATGCAAACTATTAATTGTGATATGGCAAAAGTAATTAGAAAGGTTGAAGATTTAGTAGGCGAAAAACTTATATATACAGAAAACTCAGATAAAGATGGACACACTTTTCAAACAATCATATCTGATATACAAACTACATTAGCAGATTTAAAAACAAGAGTAGAAGCTCTAGAAGGATAATAGGAGATATAAATGGCAGGATATACTAGACAAAGTTCTTTTGCAGATGGAGATACAATTACTGCTGCTTTATTCAATGATGAATATAATCAGTTAGTAAATGCATTTAACAACTCTACAGGACACTCACACGATGGCACAGCAGCTTCTGGACCAGTTATAGGTTTAATTGGTGATGCAGGAGAAACTTCTCCAAACAACAAAGTTTTAATAGACACTACAAATAATTATATAGAATTTTATGTAGAAGTATCAAGTAGTTCAGTACAACAATTATATATAGCAGATGGTGCTATAGTTCCTGTAACAGATAATGATATTGACTTAGGTACTAGCTCTCTTGAATTTAAAGATGCATTTTTTGATGGTACAGTTACTACAGATGCTTTAGTTGCTGATACTGCTGATATTAATGGTGGTACTGTTGATGGTGCTACTATAGGAGCTAACTCAGCTTCTACTGGTGCATTTACGACTGTTACTACTACAGGTAATGTAGATGTAGGTGGTAATCTTACAGTAACAGGCACAACAACATTTAATGGTGGTACATTAACTTTAGGTGACGCTAATACAGATAATATTGTTTTTGGTGGAGAAGTAGATTCTAATATTATACCTGATGATGATAATACATATGATTTAGGTAGTTCTTCAAAAGAATGGAAAGATTTATATATTGATGGTGTTGCATATGTAGATGCTATAAACTTTAATGGTACAGCAATAAGTGCAACTGCTGCTGAACTAAACATTATGGATGGTGTTACTGCTACAACTGCAGAATTAAATATCATGGACGGAGTAACTGCAACTGCGTCAGAATTAAATGCACTTGACGGAATTACATCTACAGTTACAGAATTAAATATTGTTGATGGTGATACTTCTGCTACATCTACTACATTAGCAGATGCTGATAGAGTAGTTGTTAATGATAATGGCACTATGGTTCAAGTTGCATTAACAGACTTTGAAACTTATTTTGAATCAGCATTAGATACATTAAGTAATGTAACAACAGTTGGAGCTTTAAATGCTGGTAGTATTACTTCAGGTTTTGGAGCTATTGATAATGGCTCATCAGCTATTACAACTACAGGTACAATTACTTATGGAAATTTATCAGATGGTACTATAACTATTACAGCATTTGTAGATGAAGATGATATGTCTTCAAATAGTGCTACATTAGTTCCTACTCAACAATCTGTAAAAGCTTATGTAGATTCACAAGTTACAGCACAAGATTTAGATGCTACTACAGATAGTGGTACAATAGCAATAGACTTAGATAGTGAAACATTAACTAT